CATGGAGGTCTTCAGACTTCTGAATGTTTAGGGCGAGATTCTTACCGATAGAACCGAGACCGATGAGACCGAGAGACATTATAGTTTTAGGTTGTCCCACCCCTTTATACTTATTTCGCTCTCCTCACACCATGGATACACCTCCTCTCCTACGAAATTTAGAGCATCTGTACCAGCTTCGATGCATTCGTCACAGATACCCTTATTATCGTCGATGATGAGGCCAATGTTTAGGGCTCGACAAATCGCAGACTTTTTGACTTCATTCGGTGTGTAACTGTTCGTGAGAATGATATCATCGAAGATACCTGGAAAGTAGTGGTCTATCCACAGTTCAGTCTCTTCTCGAACAGTATCTTGACGACCTGTGACGATATACATCTTTTTCGCATCTCCACGAAGTTTGTACATAGCTTTTTGGGCACCTTTGATGGGCGTGAGTTCCATGAAGTCTTTTGATTTATAAAACCCTTGAACCATCTTTTGTGATTCAACTTCGTCTATATCGAAGATTTGTCTGTACACGTAGTTGTATTTGGGTTTTCGAATTGTCTTCTTTTTCCATTTTGCCATGGGCTGAAGAAAGTTGACTAAGACTTCATCGATATCGATGGCCACTCTGTTCATTTCTATACTCTTATATTATTCATAATCTCTAATTGCTACACCAACGGGAAAACGTGGGATGCCGAGAGCCGTCAGATTCTGATAGCGAACCGTGAGCTGTTTGCCGATGTACTTGTCCTTCTCCACGAGGAACTTTTTACGCACTTCGAGAGTTCCTTCCGGTCTGACTGAAAAGTGTTGTTCACCCACTTTGCAGACCCAGATAGCTGTACCCTCCTCACGTCCAGTACCTTCCTTCACATCCACAATCTCAAATTCATCCGTCTGAAAATCCTTATACTTGAGAAGATAGTTGCTTCGCTTACCAATCTCATACACACTGGCGCCATCACGGATCATCGTTCCTTCATACCCCTGACTCATGAACATATCGTGATAACCTTTCATATTGTCGTGTTTATCCACTTCGAATGTTTCGACAACTTCATAGTGAGGGTTCTTGATTCCTTGGAGGTGAATCATACGATCACTGAAAGGAAGTTCCGGGTTGTTTGTATCGAAATAATCGAATACGTGAAACTTGAGTTTGAGTGGTTCGGTCTTGAACGTACTCGTGAGTTCTTCGAAGGTCATATTGGGGTCGTACGCCTCACCATCGAGATACTCACCATTGACAAGTCCTTTACCAAGAATCTCAGTTCCAGGAATAATCTTGCCCGTTCGTGAGATGCCACCATCTTTTGACACCAGAAGACGAACACCGTCCAGTTTGGGTTGAACATAAAAGGGTTCAGAAATATACTTCTTACGGTCTTCCCATTTGTTGGCCAGCATTGGGAGAATCTGAGTACATTTAGTCTTCTCATTGTTCCACATCGTCTGAGCTCGTTTGAGAGCCTTTTCATATCCCGTCTTGACATTGGTACGAGAGACCGAAACCTTCTCAGAACCGACAACACCAGTGGTTTTCACAATATCAGCCGTTCCATCACCGAGGTCTTCGACACGGATGTCGGTAAAGCGTTCGTTGCCAGTCTTGTCTTTGCGGATAAGGCGTTCCATCCTAGGAATATTTAAATTCTCAACTTTAAATAGATGTCGGATTTACCAGTTGTAAATTATGGTAGAATGGAACGACTTAGGCCTCCAGAAAGCACACCAATACCTTTGAATTTAAACACGTTTTGTATCGCATTCATAATCATATGTGTATTAGCTCTATACAGACGTTCAGTCATAATCAGTCAACAGCGTGAGCGATTTTATACTTGAGACATTTGTCAGGTGTCAGGTAAATATCCTTCTTCATGAGACGTTTGAACTTCTTCTCGGGAATCTTAGTCTTGGACATGTACATTTTCTTGAGCATCTTCATAAACTTTTTAGTAGACTTCATCTCATTCTTCAGTTCTTGAAAGTTACCCCAAAACTCTGTAGAGATTTGGTGAATCAAAAGGTACGCATTTCGACCAACACGGCGCTCGGAACCACCGAGAAATACGAATGTCGCCGCACTACAACACGAACCCTGTGCAATCGTGACGACCTTAACTCTCGAGCGTTCCAGAACGTTCATCATGTTTAGACCGGAAAAGATGTCTCCACCGTCACTCATGATGTGAACCCTAATTTGGGGTTGATATCCCACGAGTTCAGCCATTTTTTTGAGAAGGTCAATCTCAAGTTTCTTGAACTTCTCAACAAACTCGAGTGCATTTTCACGGTCTACGTCGCCGTAGAACAAGATTTCATTGCCTACAACCTTGACACACTCATTCTCTTCGATATCTTTGTCTTCATCCGTAGGCATCTTTGAGTGCTTTCTTTACTTTCGTCACGTCTCTCGATTTTAAGCCATTTCCGACGGCGAGGTGATTGATGACATCAAAATCTTGTGGGGTAATTTTGTATTCCATGAGGGGTTGTAACTCGCCATTTTCGGCATACTTCTTTAATAGGCAAAGTTCTTCGACACCCAATCCAATTCTGGATTTTTTACGAATCTCCTCGTATTTTTGTTTTCGCATCTTGTAATTACCGAGTTTTGTCCAGCAACTTCCAGGTCTAATCTTATCCTTATTGAGTGGTTCTCCGAGTGCCGACTTTGGGATTGTCAATGAGTGCAACACGAAATAAGGCATGAGATTCCATTCACCTTGTGAATACATGTGTGTGTCATACATATCAGCATCTGAAAACGAGCGTGAAGTCTTGATGATGTCGACACCCTTAGAATCCAAGTAATTTTCTTGAAAAATGTCCCATATGTGCCCGTGCTCCGAGACACTGTCGTATATTTGAATTGGACCGGGTTCGGTCAATATTTCGGCAATGAATTCTTTGGGTGTTTTGAAGTCATCCATCTCGTCGTAACCATCCAAATATGTAAAAAAATTTCGAATGTTCCCGGCAGCTCTGATGGCAGCACTCTCAACTTTGGGTCCCCTCTCTGGAGTGAGTTTCATCAGAACTTCCGGTTTGTGTCGAGGAATGAAAACCGTTTCAAAGTTGGGATACATACACATGTTCGTCGATGTCACCAAGAGTGACCCCCGAGAAACCCTATTGCCATCTGATACCTGCTCTATGATAGGTTTGAATATGGGGTCATAGTCTTCGATAAATACATGTTTGGTCGATGGTTTTATGAATTGTAAAAATGGTGACTTACTTTTCATATGGTCACTCCGCAACTCGACGTGATTTAGACCTTCCAAAACTTTTTGGAGGATGAATGATTTACCAACCCCGATAGGTCCACAGATGAAAACATTCTTCTTCTCTTTGATGTACCGAGTGATGAGTTCTATTTGTTTTGTGTGAATCGTGGAAACCACGGATTCTTTTTTTTGCTCGACTATTTTAATGAAAGAGTCCATCGACGACTTTACTAATCAGGCCATAGATTTGGTGCTCGAGAATGACGCACTTCATAAACGTATCGTAGAACCTTTAAAAAGGAAAATTGTACCATACGTGCTATGCACGGTCTTGACTAATCTCATCATGTTTATTCTCTTGGTGTACCTTGCTCGACGTCTGTCGCTTCTTCCTCTTCCTCAAACTCTTCCACTTCCTCCTCTTCCACTTCCTCAGGTTCGCTCTTAGACAGGTACTCACCCACTTTCTCGAACACGGTATCCTTGGTGATTGCTCGTATAGGCTCGACAGTCTTTGGTAATTTTAGGGGAGGTATGGGGCGTACGTTTAGTATCTCAGGTTTCGTGAACACACCATCGATAGGATATTCCTTTTCAAAGTTCGTGAGAATGACTTTGGGAATGGGAGGAGACTGCTCCAACAGACTATCATATATGGACTTACACTCTTCCACGAACTTGAGACCCTCCTTCTTACGTTCGTCACGGGGTAAAGCCAACTGAAGACGAATATTTCTCGAAAGACTTCCGTGACCTAACGCAGCTGTTCGGTGATTCTCCATGAGTTCATTCACCTTCAGGAATTGCATGATTGTCGCAATGAGACCTGCAATGAGATTCATACCACCTATGATTGCTGGAGCGGACGCACGTATACTCTCTGGTAATGTATTCTGAGCAAAGTTCGCTGTTCCTGTAATCGTCGAAAGAACAATCACAGGTAAATTAAAACGCAGGCTCATTCGCTTATACATGAGGAATGACCTGTGATGCATGTAACGATAGCACGCAGACGCTTCACCCCACTGGCGCAAGACGTTCTCGTGATACTCGTTCCAAGTTTCTTCCATATTAATTTCTTCGGACATCTTATAATAGATGAACATAATATTCTTCATTCATCTGGTTTTTCTCTTATGGATTCTCATCACACCTTTCCTAAACGATAAGAGAAGTCTCGAGTTTTACTCCATCGTCATTCCATTCATATTTTATCATTGGTCAGTGAACGACGATACATGTGCTCTCACTCAGGCTGAGATGTACATCACGGGTAAACACAAGGATGAGACTTTCATGGGGCGTGTCGTCGGTCCCATCTATAAGATGGAGGAGAATGATATAAACCGTTTGACCAAATCTGTATTTTTCGCACTCTGGGCCTTCGTGCAATATCGCCTTGGACACTTTGATACGTTCGTTGGAGAACTAAGTGAGTTGTTTAAAGGTAAGAAAGTAAAGTAAATCAGAAATGGATATCAAGATTCGCACTGAGATTATTCGCCTTAAGAATGTAAGGAGACATACCAAACTAACTATGTGAACACATTGGAGGAAGTCGAAGCCAAAATTGAGCGACTCGATACTCAAATTGAAAGGGCCAATTCGGATGTGAAGTGTGAAATCCTCGAGCGTCAGAAGAAGTTCTACGAGAGCGAGATTGAAAAGATGGATAGGACCATCGAGAGTACGACGAAGTTCCTGGATAAGAAGATTGAGGCTTTGGAAAACCAACTCAAACAGTTGGATAAGGAGAAACGTTCTCTCGATTACAACATTGAAAAGCTTAAGGCTGCACTCGAGAGGCGAAACGCAAATGAGATTTTCGATATGTTCGAATTTGTCACCAACTCCTTGGAGATTATCAAGGACGAGACTTCGCATACTCCCTCACAGCCTTGAGAAACTCACGGTCCCTCTTCATTTTGGGGTCTACACCGATGAGGATGTAGGTGAGACGATTGGGGAGCTTTGGTTTGTTTCCAGTGGGTTTGGGTGTCATCTTTAATTTTTTCTTGGCGTTCTGGAGCTGCTTAGCAGTTGGCATTTATTATACCTTGGCAAAAAATTTAAACTTGTCAAAGAAGTGAACAGTAGTTCGAAAGTTGTAATACACAATCATACATAACGCATCCGCAATGTCATGTTTCCTTTCATAAGGAATTTCCCCGACGATATATTTCTCGGCGATAGAAACAGTTCGCTCCTTTCTCTGGTCATAGTCCAGATGTCTCATACCGAAATGTGTATGCATGCTCACAGGTGAAATTAAAGAAACCTTATCTTTGAACATGTAGTGTAGTAGAATCTCAATATTCGTGAAACCCCCGGGTGGTTGCCTCTCTATAAGTATCTTGTCAGCTGCGTCAAATATGTCTTGATGGTCTTCTACAAATAAAGGAACGAGGTCAACCATGTCATTCGTTCGAAGATACTTATAGTCCTCGAGACTCACTTTCTTCACGTACTCAACTTCAATCTTAGGACCTGCGGCAGACTCTGCGAGGACGAGACCCATGTTATGATATCCTATGTCAATCGCCAACACCTTCATACCTTTAAGTCAAATATTTTCCTTAACTTATAGTAAATGCCCACTTCCAAACTCATGCAGAAACTCAAGAAGGAACATGCCAAGCAGGTGAAGAAGCTCAAGCCCGGTGCGAGGAATGCCACCAATGTTAGGCCCAGTCCTAAACCCACTCCCACCCCTACCCCCAAGAAGAACCTGACAGCGGCTGTCGCTAAGATGAAGGCTACTGAAGCCAAGCTCAAGGCGAATAAGAACAAGCGTTCCATCAAAATTATCTCAAAGTAATGTAATGAACACTGCGACAAAATTGTTAAATCGTAAAAAGCGGATTATTTTTCAGTCGGGACGAGGTGCGTTTTTTGTTCGGGAAGGTGATAAGAAAAAGTACAGTATAAAAGCGGGTTTTATCAGGAACCGCAATGGCTCAATCAAAAAACTTACACTTAACATGGCTGACAATGTCCCTGTTATCCTGCGTCCAAAATTCAAGAAATCTCAAAACAATGTGAAAAAGGAGGCGAAACGGGCTGAAAATGCGGCACGTGCGGAAGCTGTCAGACGTTCTCAGGAAGAAGCTAAGAAACTTCGATTACAATGTAGGGAGTTGTGGGAGAAGTTTAAGAAGGAGGAGAGCAATGAAGAGGCTCGTCGTAAGAAGGCTCGTGAAGAGGAACTCAAGAAGGCCGAAGAGGCTCGCAAGAAGGCTAAAGAGGCTCGTCGTAAGAAGGCTCGTGAAGAGGAACTCAAGAAGGCCGAAGAGGCTCGCAAGAAGGCTAAAGAGGCTCGTCGTAAAGAAGCTCGCAAGAGGGCTGAGGAGGCTCGCAAGAGGGCTGAGGAGGCTCGCAAGAGGGCTGAGGAGGCTCGCAAGAAGGCTAAAGAAGCTCGTAAGAAGGCCCGTGAAGATGCTGAAAAAAAGGCCGAAGAAGAACGGCGAAGGAGAGCCCGTCAGCAACAGCAAAAAGCGGAAACCCGTCCACCAGCTATGAATGCCAACACGAGAAAAATTTTCGACAATCTCCAAAGATCGAAGGATAAGGTTTCTATCCGAAAAGCTTATCTGAGAGGTTCTCTCAAACTTCACCCAAACAAGGGTGGTGATGCTGAATTATTTAAGAGATTCAAAGCTATCTACAACCGAAAAATAATGTAAATTTATAGTAAATGAAGAACAAGACAAAGACCCAACTTCTTTGGGCTACCCTTGTCATTCTTGCCATCGTCATCGTGTATATGTCCCAGAATCCCCGAGTCGTCGAAGTCCCGG